AAAAGAATTCGCAACTTTTTCATATCCTTTGTATCCACGTGGATTACAAAGAACATTACATTCACCAACCATATAATCAGATTTATGATGAATATGACCATGAATCCAAAATTTGATATTCTCATGATCCAGAATAAATTCTGAAAGATCAGAATAATAACAAGGATTCAATAAATCATCATTAAATCCAGGATGAATACTCAAACTGGTGGGAGCATGATGAGAAATTGTTACGATTTTCTTATCACGATGATTTTCGGCGATAAATTGAAATGCTTGCATTGTATTGAAATGTTCTTCATAAACTTTTTTGGGTGTTAGCTTATGATACACATTATCCAATTCATCAAACATAGTAATATACTCGTAATCGTTCATACTATATTTTGATACATGCATAAGAAAAGGATCACAATTATTGAAATTGGTCCATAGTGTTGCACCCATGAAAACAACATCATCGAGAATGAAAAAATCCTTATCTAGAATATGAACATTCTTAGGAAGAATATTACGCATATGTTCAACCGTCTTATGAAAGTGAAAACCATAATGCTCATGGTTTCCCATCACATAAAATACATGGTCATACTTAGAACATTCTTCACGAAAGAATCGAATAAAACGATCTGGTCGCCTATCCGCATTTTCGAATTCAAACATGATGCCATTTGGATCATAATTTTCTTTGGTTGCTTTTGCTTCGGCAATATCACCAGCAAGAATGAGAACCTTCGAACCCTCATTCGGAGTTAGAAAAGCATCTGCGAAAGCCAGATGAATATCAGAAGTGTAATCGATTTTCATAGTAATTTGTAAATTAATCCGCTGCCATAAATTAGAAATAAACCAGTGTTAACACAAATCATCGCTTTATCTTGAATAAGGATAGCCCAGACAATGAAAATTGCTGTGCCAACATTTCCGATGATAGGACCCAGAGGATAAATGTTAACACTAATTAAAATTGATCCGAATAGAACAATTGATGTTGCTATCCATTTTAAAATTTCTGCTAGTTTATTTTTCTTCAAGTTTTACCTTTTCAATATGTTTGCATCGAGATTGAAATTTAAAACCAACACAAGTACAGTTCCAGTTTCCATTATCATTTGTGACATAATATTTGTCACCCTTTGAACCGAGTACTTCAATTGAATTGTTTTTTGTTTTCTTTTCCAAATAATCTAGAGCGTTAGTTTTCTTTGAAAGGAATTTGCGACCTTTAGTTTCGAAATCGAGAGGTGTTTTCAGAACGATTAATTCTTGTGTTCCTTCTTTCATATATGCATAAAGCATAGATTTATTATCTGAAACAACATATGTATGGTTAGGCGTCAAAGTTTTCCATTCAGTAGTTTCGGCAAGAATCCACATGATATGCTCCAAATTTCACAATGACATGCTATCATATAGCACTTCGATGGGTTTGTCAAGTGGCATGTTGTAAATTTACAACACATTTTTACTGTTTTCCCTCTTGACAAAATAAAAAAGTCTGGTATAATGGTGTTTGTGGAGAAACTCTTGAGGTAAAAACACATGATAAAATACTAGATTATAATATAGTCTTATTACTAGATAAAAACTTAATATTAACTTTATGTTAGTTTTAACTTCCAAACTTCCTGTTGTTGCAAAAAAACAACAGCATTGATTGACAGATGCGCGAAATTTTGATACTATAACGTTTTCTTTGACAACTCTCATTGGAGTATACATTATGCCAAAAGGAATCCCAGCCGCTGGATTTCGTATGACTAAAAACCGTATTGCTGAAATGCAGCAAGTTATTCAAGATAAGAATGAAGTTTCAAAGTTTGGTATTAACGAACGTTTTGGATTCATTCATGATATGATTCAAATGCTAGTCAACAAGCAACAAGCTTCAGTTATTGTTGCTGGACCCGGCGGACTTGGTAAGTCTCATACTGTATATGAGTCCCTGCAAAAAGCAGGTTACGAGGATCTATCTATTCTCGACGATCATGAAATTGGTGGTGCAATTGATACTTCGAATTCTTTTCGTGTAATCAAAGGATATTCTACGACCAAAGGTCTATATCGAGTGCTGTACGAAAATCGTAATGGCATTATTGTTATGGATGATACCGATTCGATTATGAAGGATCAAAACAGTCTTAATCTTTTGAAGGCTGCGCTCGATTCATATTCGCGTCGTATTATCAGCTATCGTGCAGATATTCGTGATGATGATCTACCTAACACTTTTGAATTCAAGGGTGGTGTGGTATTTCTGACCAATATTCCATCGTCTATGCTGGATCAGGCTCTAATCAGCCGTTCGATGGTGGTTGATCTATCGATGAATACTGCTCAAAAGATTGAGCGTATGGAATTTCTACTGAATAAGCCCGATTTTATGGCAGATTTTGATATGATAGAAAAGCGTGATGCATTCGAACTAATTTCAGAATTGGCTGATCGTGTGAAGGATCTTTCTCTACGAACTCTCATTCAAGTTATTCGAATTCGCAACGCTAATCCTAATGGACATTGGAAGCGTCTAGCTGAATATGCTATTACTAACTGATAATCATTGTTAATATTATACCCGAGACTTATTCTCGGGTTTTCTTTTTTGGAGAAATAATATGAAATATCCTAAGCTTTGTATTATCAAATTTAAAAATAGAAAGTATGCTTTACGTTTTGGAAAATTTCCATGGAATTACAAATATCTAGGAAAAGATTTTGAGTTTAATAAAACTGATAAAGAATTTTTCACAAAAGATTATGTATATAAAAATTCTTTTTCTTCATATGAAGAAGCAAGAAACGCTTTTGATTTTTTGGAATCTACTTACGATAAAAGTTATGTAGTTGTTTATCCAGAAAATAAAAAATGAATACTTATATCAAAAAAGAACTTCAATCTGAATGGAATAATATTATCAAAAAACATTCTAAGCCTTTGGAGCGTGGTGCTGTTTCGAAGGGTATTTATGTGAAAGATAATGGATTTAAAACATCAATTCAACCATATAGACGCGGGATGGAATATCGTAATATTCCCAGTCTTGAAACAAAAGGTAACAATGTAGCGCCGGCAGCAGAACATAAAGTTTATACCGGTGACTCTGTTCTTGGGATTGGGATTTTACATAAATCCAATATGGTCCCTATTTTTAATTCGGATGCTGCAAAAGATATTGCAAAGATGAGAAGGGGTTAATAAATGAAAGATTCAACTATTATTATTTCTGTGGGAATGATTTGTATAACATTAGCTGCAATATTTTTTCATTCTTGGTTACCATTCTTTTTTATTTTTTGGCTTTTCGCTTTTGATTTATAAAAATTATTATTGTCGGTCTTTGTCGGAATCAATTTGTTGCAGTCTATGCAAACAGTCTAACAACTTTTTGGAATCATAAGTCAAAGGTACATCTAATGTAATTAAAAATATGAAGTCTATGGGTAAACCTTTTTATATTGTCTTTGTATGAATTTGTGTACGGAAAATATAAAGAGTCTATCAAAAATTGGTTGTGTACGGATTTATGATGATTTTGTGTACGAAATTGAAGTAATTATGCATAGTTTATATCCTAATGAATTTTTTGACATTCATAATGGTTTGCCCACTGATGAATATATGGTATCACAAAAGGTAAATTTATTGTTACCAATCCTTGGAAAAATAATGAAATATTCTAATAATGAAATTAAACTCAGAAAAAATTTAATTCAAATGATGAATATCGAAAATCGAATTCGTTATCTTGAAATGTTGCCGAAAGAAGTTAGTGAGTCTATCATCCGAATAGAAATAGAAAAACAGGAAAAAGAGAATGGAAAAGAGTGATCTTAAACTTTATATTTGTGTATTGGATGATTTTCCTGATTATATGGTTCCAACTCTTGTTGCACATTCAGTCTTGGGTTCTCATATGAAATTTTATGCACCAACTCCATATCATGAAAATCACCTGAAATATTTTCAATATTCTGTTTGGTTAAAAGAGTCTTTCAAAAAATGTGTTGTTAGAGTCAATCAAAAAGAATTTGATAGAATTAAGAATTTAGAAAATATTTTTATTGGTCATGAAAACAATACATTTGGTGGAAAAGATTCTTGCATTGTTTTATTACCAAGAGAAGAATACCCAAATGTGATTAAGTATGCAAAGCTTTGGGCACCAAAAGATATTATGGATATTTAAAGGAAATAAAATGAAAACAATATTTGAAAAAACATATACTGAAAATAACATTGATGAAATTGATGTTGATTTGAAACTTCTAGATCCAAGTCACACAAAATATTTTGATAAAAATAAAAAATTTATTGGAGCAATTCATATATCAATTGAAGTTCCTGATGAAACGGACGTTGCATAAAAACAACACTTAATTTGACAATCTAACATAATTCTTATATAATTCATCAATATTAAAAATAGGGAAAACTTTAAAAATGAATTCAAATAAAATTTTTACGCTTATCGAAAATATTGCACTTGAACCAGGTAAAAACGCCAAAATTCAAATGTTAAAAGATTCTAAGTGTGATCTATTGGAAAAAGTTCTTAAGTATGCTTATGATCCAACCATCAATTTTGGTATTAATAAAATTGATTATCCTACTACAAATGAGGAAAGAGAACTTTGTGGTTTCCTTTCAACATCTTCTGATGTTTGGGAACTATTGAATAAACTTGCAAATCGTGAATTGACGGGAAACGCAGCAAGATCAATGATTACTAGTATGTTACATAGACTGAATAAAGATTCGGCCGAATTACTAACTCGTATCATTCGTAAAGATCTGCGTGCAGGATTTTCAGAATCAACAATTAATAAGGTTTATACAGGATTAATTCCAGAATTTCCTTATATGCGTTGTAGTCTTATTAAAGATGCAAAAGATTTATTCAAAAATGGTTCAGAAATTAGCCAAGTAAAAGCTGATGGTATGTTCTGCAATATTAACGTCTACCATAATGGTAATGTTGAAATGTTGTCCAGACAAGGCAAACCTTTACCTGTTGAGCAATATGCAGATATTGCACAATGCTTCAAGAAAAATAGAGTAGAACTTGATTATCAATATCATGGTGAACTTCTTGTTAAAATTGATGGTAAAATTGTACCTCGTGAAATTGGAAACGGAATTTTAAATTCTGTAAATTCTGGTAAAGGTAAATTTGAATCTAATCAAGAACCAGTTTTTATTGTTTGGGATATGATTCCTATTGATTATATTAAATCAAAAGGAAAGTATAATAAACCATATATTGATCGCTTTAATATTCTTCTTACTTTTTATGGTGATGCTCTCGGATCTATTAAAAAACCAGTTAATGTAATCGAAACTAAATTTGTAGCTAATATGGAAGAAGCTATGAATCATTATCGTGAATGTATTGCTCGTGGACTAGAAGGAACTATTCTTAAAACAAAGACTGCTATTTGGAAAGATGGTACTTCTAAAGAAATGTTCAAACTAAAAGTTGAATGTGATATGTCCCTACGTGTTATCGAAATTGAAGAAGGTCGTGAACATACAAAGAATGAAGGTAGACCTGCTGCATTACTATGTGAATCTGAATGTGGAAAACTTCGCGTATCTGTTGTTATTAAAAATGAAGATATGCAAAATCGGGTTGAAGATAATCCTGATGAATGGATTGATAAAATTGTGGAAGTGCGAGCAAATTCAATTATGAAACCAACAGGTAAGAATGAATTTTATTCTCTATTTCTTCCTAGACTAGTTGAATCGGATTATCGAACAGATAAATTTGAGGCAGACAGTCTATCAAAAATTCAAGATCAATTTGAATCTCTTATTAAAGGATAATAATATGATCGAATGTATTCTGGTGCCGCTTCGCTAAAGATAATTCGCTTGACCATAACGAAGCAAGAGGTATTTATTTGCTTCTTTCAAAAGAGACAAAAACTTAAACGTGCTTCATCATAGGCTAGCAGTAAATCTAGCGATATCATCTCCACTTCGAGCGTATAACGATATCTTTATTTGTTTTAATCTTAACATTTTTGTTTTCAATTGGAATTATTGCAGGACACTTTATATAATGACAAATAATTGTAATCATGAAACATATGAATGGAAATCACCTGGATTAGATTGGGACGATGAACCATTAATGGAAGAATATGTAACAATTCGTACTACAGAAGATATTGATACGCATAGATATCGTTGTTATCAATGTGGTGCGATTATGTATTATTCTGGTGCAGCATCCGATTATTATGAAAAAAATATCCGAAGAGGAGTTTTTGAATGACTGATGAAGATTTAAAATCTATATGCCATATTTGGTTTATTTATGGATGTAAAACTGGGTTTATGAAAACAACTCAAACTTACAATGCATCGATTAATGATTTTGATAAGTTTGATAATGATCCATCTAAAAATAGAAAATGGTTAGAAATTATGCAAAAAGAATGGGATAAAGCATCTGAAAATTTTAAAGGATAAAAATAATAATGTTTATATTTGATGTTGAAACTTTAGGAAAGAAAACTGATTCTGTTGTTCTTTCAATGGCATGTCTATATTTTGATCCATCATCAAAGACAACACCACAAGAAATGTTAGATAATGTTTTCTTTGTGAAGTTTGATGTTGAAAATCAAATTAAAAATCATGGACGAAAAATTGATTCTGGGACACTCGATTGGTGGTCTAAACAATCTGAAATTGCTCGCAATAAGTCTTTGAAAAGATATGCAAGTGATACTACATTAGATAATGGTGTTGAATTGATGCGTCAATGGGCAAAACCCCTTGATATTGTTAAGAATGATTATGTGTGGGCTCGTGGAAATCTAGATCAAATCATTCTTGATGCTATTGAAGTTGATTTTAAATTGAAACCAGTTTTTCAATATAATCGTTGGCGCGACGTTCGTACAGCAATCGATTTTATGACAGGATCAACAAATGGATATTGTGATGTTGAATATCCAAATTTTAATTCTCAAATGATTATCAAACATGATCCAGTTCAAGATTGTTTATTAGATGCAATGATGTTAATGTATGGAAAATCTAAAAATGAATGAATTCACATCAGAAGATGTAGAAAATATTATAAAAATTAAGTCAGAACTTAGAAAAGTATTATCTTCTTGTATTTCTGAAATTTCTAATGTTATGAAAAATATTAAATTCGACTTTTATACGACAAATGATGGTTTTTATGTTTCTGGAGGTTCAATTGGTTCATTATTACGTGGAGAAAAGCCAAAAGATTATGACATTTATTTGACCGATTCTAACTCTGTAAATATTTTTAATGAAATTGAAGAATATACAAAAAATTCAACTAATAATCCATGGATAAAATCTAATATCGATAAATTAGTTAAATCTTCTGATACAAATTATAATATTATTTCAGGATACGTGATTACTGATAATGCTATCACTCTGAAAAATGGTTGTCAATTGATTAGAGCAAGAAAAAATGAAAAAGGAAATTACAATACAATAGATGAAATTCGTAAGAAGTTTGATTTCATGCATTGTATTCCATATTATGATTACAAATATGATAAACTTGTAATTTCAAAAGAAGTGTATGATTTTTGCATTAATAAGACATTAAAAATCAATAATGAAAAATCTATTGGATCAATTCGTATTAAAAAATTTGAAAACGCTGGATGGAAATTCATTAATGAGACTGAAAAAAATCATGCTTATTTAAAAAGTGATGAAAATAGTTCTGTAAAAGTCCAAGTTTCTGAGAATAGTTAAAGGAGAAAATAATATGACATTTTTTTATGGTTTTTTAGTGGGATTCTTGATCCTTTTTATTATAATTCTTATAACTTTGGTTATCTCAAAAATGATGAAACGAGATGATTTCCTATATGAAAATGTTCAAGATGAAATTGTTGGAAAAATCAAAGATTTTCGATATAGTAACAATGAAAGATATGTCTATGATCCTGTCAATCAAGAAATTACATTTATTTCTGAAAAAGACAAATATTATGAAGATATTGATGGCGATCTATGGGAGATTTCACATGAATAATATTAACAATAATTATAATAATATTTCAGATCAAGATATTGATGAATGGTATGGAATAAAAGAAATTGAAATTAAACCTCAGTCACCAGAAAACACAT